CAGGGTTCAATTCAATGCCAACTAGTCTGCTGGCTGGGGTGGTTTTTGTTTGTTTGTGTGCTGTAATATTTTGGATCTTATCAAAGGATCTCACGTACTTTACGCTAGCGTTTTTGTTAATTTTTATTGTTGTGTTAGTAATCTTTTCTTCATAGTTATCTGAAGAGTCGGGCGATTGTCCCTTACTCTTTTCACCAGTTTTGCACCACGGCTCTGTCCTGATGTAGTCGTTTAAATCTTTTATTGTGATTAGTTGTATTTGGTTGGGTAGCGAGAAAGCGCTATAATCATATCTGGGTGTTGTGCAACGTATACTAGTGTGTATAGCATTGCGTAAATCATTTTCGTTGTCGGGTATACCACCGAAGAGTCTGTTGAATTGCCATTCAACGTTGGTGTTCATGATCAGCGGTTTTGACAACCACTTAGCCCATGGTTCAGAGTGGGCATGTTTGTATTTCAAATTTGGAAAGTGTTGGAAGATTAAGTTCCTCAAAAGTGGTATACTGCCGAAGGAGTTGAAATTGCAGACAAATTTGTCGTAGACGTATTGAGTAAAGTCTGGATATTTCTTTGGCGACATCCAACATTTTGCGAAAGTTTTGTAGATGTTTGGTATCATCACGTAACTGTTGTTTTGTTGCACGAAGAATCCTGAACAAAAAGTCATGTCCAATATGGATACTCGGTAGTTAGCTTCACAGTCAAACCCGAGTTCAGCATGATATTTTGCGAAATCAGTGGGAAAGTTCGTGAAGAATATGCAGTCGTCGCCTTGAACTAAGCATCTGAGGTGTGTACTTAATAAAGATATCGGGATTTTGTGTTGCGAATAAACTGACCAGGCGTGGTTAAGAACATTTTGGATGCTGTTGTAGAGGGTAGTGTATGGTTTTCCAGATGACATGAACAGTTCTACTGCAACTTTGAATCCATCTCTGGTTGATAGTTTCAACTTCTTTGGTAACTTAGCCATGAATTTGAGACGTTCGATATTGTATTGAGAAGGTATGCGTTCGTCGAACATGAATTCGTGAATGACGTTCAAGAGCTTATACCGGAAACTGATATCCCACTTACCTACATCATTATCACCCATGTGCGATAGGGCGTTATCGTTAACCCAGTCGCCAATTTGTTCACCACTCATGCCAGAAGATGTTACGAACGAACCCTCGCATGCTATGAAACAGTCCATCAGTGCCATGATGTATGGTGAAATAATACACTGCTCCAGAAGAGACATAGGGTAAAACAACCTGCATCTTTTGGTCATATCAGTGAGATGCAAATATTCCACTTTTTGCGCCATATTGACTGTTTTTGCTTTCATCATCTCGAGTTTTGATGGTTCATGCTCTATAAAAGAAGCAAATGTCTTCTCGAGTTCAGTTTTCTGTGTTAGTGATCCGTTGTATCTCAGCAAGTAAGTGGAGTCGTCAATGTATTCGGGTTTGAAGTCGAAGTATTTCTTGAGGAATTCTTTAGCGAAGATGAAGTATGCGTCGGGCGGGTTGCATTCATATGTATTAGCGACAGTTAATCTACCACGAACAGCATAGTCGAAGTTGACCTGGCTTTTTGGGTGCATGATAGGGCAATTGCCACGAAGAAACTCAGGTAATGGAGTGATGATTTGTCCTTCAAATGCGTATTTGTCGGAGAGAATGAGTGGTTTGGTGTATTCATGTTTTGACTGTTTCGGGTTGAGTTCTTGTAGGAATAGCAATGAGTTGGTATTGTATTTCCAGTTCATGGGGTTTCCATTGTAAGCGTGATTCAGCGCGTTCCTTTCTTTGGCTGAAATGCTCCATTCGTATGAACATAGAGGGTTGTAATACAAATCTTCAAATTGTTTTATGTTAGCATTGTCCATGTTGCGGGAATATTCGTGTATCCAGAGGTACAGAGGCTTGGTCTTCATTCCTACTACTACAGGGTTCAAAAAGAAGCGCACCATCTTCGCGTTTTCACTAGGCGTCATTTGGAATAAATTGACGACGTAGTTTACTTGCTGAGCCAACAAGTCTGGTGCATTCAAGCCCACATTTTTATTAGTGTTGAAGTATGCTAGCAAACTAGAGAT